GTTGTAGATCAAATTCCTGCTGCTTTATATGGAAAAGAAGACCTATACTTATACGTTTCTCAAAATGTAGCTAGAGCTTATGTAAGAGCTTTAGGTGGATTCGGAGCTAACGGACTAGGTGCTGCAGGTACAAATTCTATGGGAACTCAGTGGTGGAATAACGGAAGTCTTTCTTTTGACGGAGTAAAAGTGTTCGTTGCTCAAGGAATGGCTGACAACACTATGTTTGCTGCAGAGAAATCTAATATTTATTTTGGAACTTCTCTAGTAGGAAATTTGAATGAAGTTAAACTTCTAGATATGGGGGACTTAGATGGTTCACAAAACGCAAGAATTATCGCAAGATTTTCTGGTTCTGTAAATTACGGTATCTCTTCTGACGTTGTAGTTTATTCTTAATAATTAAATTAACCAAAAATTTAGGGTAGGTGGGGACAACCTACTTGCCCTTTTTTTTTACAAAAATATATAAATATGAGTTGTTCAATATTATCGACAGGAAGAAATCTTCCGTGTTTGAAGTCGGTAGGTGGCATTAAAAGTATTATACTAGTAGACTTTGGAGCACTAGGTACTTTGTCAGTTACTGGAGCAGAAGTTACCACTATTAGTGAGACTCCTGCAGCTTACCAATACTTAGTAAAACCTGGTTCTTCAGGAATGGAGGAAACCATTACAGCGAGTGCTGAAAACGGAACGGTTTACTATGACCAAAATGTAAATATTCAATTACAAAAATTAGACAAAGATACTCAAGCTGAGTTGCAAGACGTAGCTAAAGGAAATCCTCACGTATTTGTTCAGGACTTTAATTCTAATTACTTTTTAGTTGGAGCTTATAATGGAGCTGACGTTTCAGCGGGAACTATCGGAACTGGAACTGCTTTAGCAGATTTCACTGGATTCAATTTAACATTTACAGCTCAAGAGCAATTACCTGCTTTTTTCTGTGCAAGTGCTGTTATTCAGGCTTTAGTTATTGGAGGAAACATAGACCCTGCATAAAAAGTTTTTTTCTGTGTTTAGATTAGGATTAGGGCTTTTATAGCCCTTTTTCTTTTTCTTAATATTTATTATGCAAAATGTGAAATTATTACGTTATACTATTAAACAAGTAAATGATAGTTTTAACAACTTCTACTGCAGAACAAACATTTAGCGTAATACCTAGAGAGTATGTTACAGACGCAGAGATTTGTATAAGGGATGAAAGTACTAATGAGCAAATATGCGTTTTAACAACAGGTAGCGAGTGGAACACAAATACTCTAGACTGGCAGTTAGCTAATTATGACTGGGAAGACGAAGCGGGAATTGTAATAACAAATGATTTGATGTATATTACAATAAATCTTAATCTAGAAGAAGGAAGGTTTTATGATTTGAAAATTTCTAACACTAGTGGAACTGTTATTTTTAGAGATAAAATATTTTGTACAGATCAAACTATTGACCAAGAAACAAATAATTATTATGATATGAACCAAGGATTATATATAGAAAACACTTCTGGAAATAATGATTATATAATATACTAATATGAAAGTTAATTTTTTACAATTAAGCACTTATACTACTCCTGAAGTCAAAGAAGTATCTAATCAAGAGTGGATTCAATACGGAGGAGACAATAACTACTTTCAATTTCTTATTGATAGATATAACGGTTCTGCTACAAATAACGCTCTTATAAATGGTATTTCTCAAATGATAGTAGGTCGCTATTTAGACGCTACAGACTCAAATAGAAAACCTGCAGAGTATGCTCAAATGAAGTCTATGCTTTCTGAGGATATGCAAATGAAACTAGCAAGTGACTTAAAATTAATGGGTCAATGTGCAATGCAAGTTATATACACTCAAGACAGAAGTAGAATAGCTCAAGTAGAGCACGTTCCTATTGAAACTCTTAGAGCTGAGAAAGTAGATGAGGAAGGAAATATTCCTGCTTACTATTATTTTTATGACTGGGAAGAGTATCAACAAGGAGACTTTCTAGAAAGAATACCTGTATTTGGAACTTCTAGAAGCGAAATTGAAATACTATATATAAAACCATATAGAGCAGGATTTAAATACTACAGTCCTGTTGACTATCAAGGGGGTATTCAATACGCAGAACTAGAAGAGGAAATTGCTAACTATCATTTAAACAACATAATGAATGGATTAGCTCCTTCAATGCTTTTAAACTTTAACAACGGAACTCCGACAGAAGAGGAAAGAAATATTATAGAACAAAAAATAGCTGCAAAATACCAGGGAACGTCAAACGCAGGTAGATTTATACTAGCTTTTAATGACAACGCAGAGTCTGCTGCTACTATGGAGGCGGTTCAATTAAGTGACGCTCCTCAGCAATATGAGTTTTTATCTAACGAGTCTATGCGAAAAATAATGGTAGCTCATAGAGTTACTAGTCCAATTTTATTTGGAATTAAGGATATGACAGGATTCGGAAATAATGCAGAAGAAATCGTTACTGCTTCTACGTTAATGGATAATACAGTTATTAGACCTTTTCAGCAACTATTACTAAACGCTTTTGACGATATACTAGCCTATAACGAGATAGTGCTTAATTTATACTTTAAAACGCTACAACCTTTAGAATTTAACGACTTGTCTAATGCTACTAATCAAGAACAAATAGAAGAGGAGACAGGACAAAAGTTTTCTTTAAAGAAAATAGACGGAAAAGAAGTTTACGAAACTATAGAGGAAGCAGAAGACCAGGCTAATAAAATGGGATGTATGGGTTACCACGAACACGAAGAGGAAGGTAAAACTTACTATATGCCTTGTCAAGAACATACTGATCTTAAAAAACCCTGTGAAGCAGGATACGAAATGATAGGAACTAAAATGAAAGACGGTAAAGAAGTTCCAAATTGTGTTCCATTAAATGTAGACGAAGAACTAACTAAGGCTATATTAAGTGAACTAGAAAGTAAAGGAGAAGATGAGGAAATGGAGGGTTACGAATTAATTGATTCTAGACCTGCTAATGAATATGATAAAATTTTAAATGAGTCTTTAAACTTTGCTACAGACTTAGCTTCAGTTCCAACTAGTACGCCAAACAAAAAAAGCTCTCAAGATACTAGCATAATAAAAGTACGTTACAGATATTACGGAAATAATAATCCGCAAAGAGATTTTTGTCAGAAAATGTGGGCAGCTAGAAAAGTTTATAGAATGGAGGACTTAAATAAAGAAAGTTCAGATAATTCAGAGTTAGCTCCAAAAGGTTCTAGTACTTATAATTTATGGTTATATAAAGGAGGAGTTAATTGTCAGCATTACTGGGAACGTAGAACGTATTTAAGAAAAAACAACAAAAGAATTACAGTAGCGGAAGCAAGACGAAAAATTGCAGCTCTAGACCCAAGTCTAAAAAAGGAAGCTCAAATAGAAACTAACGTCCCTGAAGTTGCTCAAGTTGCACAGCCTAAAAATGACTGGTGGAGCTTAGACCCTAATTATAGAAAATAAAAGAAATGGCTACAGCATTATTTATATCGAGAACAGACTTAGTAAGAAATACCATAATAGATGGGTCGGTAGATACGGACAAGCTAATTCCATTTATTAAGATAGCCCAACAGATGCACATTCAAAATTATTTGGGTACTGAGTTATACAACAAAATTGCAGAATTAATTACTGCAGGAACTTTAACACCAGGTGCAAATCCTGACTATACTTTATTAGTGAATGATTATGTACAGCCTATGCTTATAATGTTTGCTATGGTCGACTACCTACCGTTTTCTAATTATGCAGTTAAGCAAGGAGGAACTTATAGACACCGTTCTGAAAATGCAGACTTACCTTCAAAAGAAGAGATAGATTTTTTAGTACAAAAATATAGAGACTATGCAGATTTCTATACTAGAAGATTTATCGACTATATGAATTATAATGCTTCGACTAAATTCCCTGAGTACTATTCAAACAGTAATGACGATATGTTCCCTGATGGACAAGCTAATTGGGTAGGATGGGTATTATGAAAAAAGAATATAATATAAAAAAAACAAACTTTAAAAAGTTATTAGTTTATCTAAAAAAAATAAAAAATGAGTACACTAACAGGAAATAAAATAAGTTTAACGTATAAAAGTTTAATAAAAACTGCAGATAATGATGTTTTGTCTGGAGCTCTTAAACAGTTGTCGGATGGGTTAGGGAATAATTCAGGTGTATATTTAAACACAGGCGGAGACCTCAAGTCTACTGGAACTCTAGAATTTGCTAATTTTAAAGGCACTTCTACAGCAGTGACTATCAATAAACTTGTTAATGAGGCAGACGGCATATCTAATAACGATAATGACACTTCTCTACCTACTTCGGCAGCAGTTAAAGATTATGTAGATACAAACGTAACTAGTCAAGACTTAGATTTCTTAGGGGATACTGGCTTTGGTGCAGTTGATTTAGATTCACAAAATTTTTCTATTGAAGGAACTTTAAACCAAATAACTACTTCAGCATCAAATCAAACTATAAAATTATCATTACCAAATAATGTAGAAATTTCTGGAGTTTTTGAAGGTGCAACTTTTGTAGGGGATTTAAATGGAACTATTAATACAGATACTACAGCTACTACTCAAAGTCCAGGGGATAATTCTACTAAGGTAGCTACAACTGCTTACGTAGACACTTTAGACGCAGCTTCAGACTTAGATTTTAGCGGAGACAGTGGAACTGGAGACGTAAATTTAAACACTCAAAGTTTAGCAGTAACAGGAACAGCAAATCAAATAGAATCAACAGCAAACGCTCAAGGTTTAAGTTTAGGTTTTCCTAGTCAATTAATTATTCCTAGCAATACAACAGGAACAACACAAACTGCAGGAGACTCTAGTACTAAATTAGCTACGACTCAGTATGTAGATACACTAGACGCAGCCTCAGATTTAGACATAACAGGAGACACTGGGTCAGGGGATGTTAACCTTAACACTCAGTCTTTAAATATTATAGGAACACCTAACGAAGTAACAACTGCTGTAACAAGTCAAACTGCTACAATAGGATTACCAAGTTCAATAAGCACAAATTTAGTAGGAAATGTAACTGGAGACCTTACTGGAAATGCAGATACAGCTACAGCCTGGCAAACTGCAAGAGATTTATCTTTAACTAGTGAAGCTACAGGAACTATATCTAGTGTTGACGGAAGCGGGAACGTAAGTGGAGCTGTTACTTTATTAAATTCAGCGGTTACAGCAAAAATTCTAACTGGACTTCCGACTCCTTCTGCAGGAAATATAGTGCCTTCAGATACTATTCTAGAAGCGTTTGGAAAAGTACAATCTCAAATAAATTCTATATCTAATGGTTTAATTTTTAAAGGAACTTGGGACGCAGATACTAACACACCTAATTTAATTAGTGGAGGTGGGGAAGTAGACTCAGGAACTACAGACGGAGCTACTACTGCTTTTAAATTAATAGATTCTAGTCAAAATTTTAATACTACTGTAAGCGTAGGAAATAAAGTAATAAACCAAGTAGACGGACAAACTGCTTTAGTTACAGTTATTGACAGTAATACTCAATTAACTCTAGACGCAGATATTATGCTAACCGCAGAAGCATATACAATTGATGCTAGTCCTTTTATTTCTCAAGGTCAATACTATGTAGTTAATTTTGCAGGAATAACAAACTTAAACGGAATTAATAATTGGTCTATAGGAGACTGGGTTATAGCAGGAGCTAATAACGAATGGTCGAAACTAGATCATAGTCAAATAGACGGACAAGGAAATCCAGGGAATTTACCAGTCTTTACTACTGCTAATACAATAGGAGACTCTATAGTTTCAGAAAGCGGAACAGCTTTAACTGTTACAGGTTCTTTAACTACAACTCTAGGATTATCTAGTACTGGAGACTTTGCAGTAAATACAGATAAATTCACAGTAGGTGCTTCAACAGGTAATACAGCCTTTACAGGCGATTTAGCAATTAACACAGACAAGTTTACAGTAAACGCAACAAACGGAAATATTTTAGTTGCAGGAGATTTAGATGTTAACGGAGCAAATGCAGATTTTGCAGGAGAAATTGATGCTAACGGAGAAATAAGAAGTTATTATAACGGAGCAAATTACTCACGCTTATTAAGTGGCGTAGATGGTGGTTCTGTTTCAGGTTTTAATAGTTCTGGAGGAAGTTTTATAATTAGAGACCATAGCTATTCACAAATAGTTTCTGATGGTAATTTTGGAATTGGAATTGGTGGTTCAACTGCAATACAAAAAGTTCACATACAAGGAACAGGAACTACTTATATGCACATAGCAAACGATACAACAGGTTCACTTGCTACAGATGGTGCTGATATAGGATTTTTTACAGGTCAAACTTCTTTACAAATAATAAATAGAGAAAATGATTCTGTAATTATATCTACAAATGATTTACCTCGTTTAACTATTGATGGTTCAGGAAACTCAACTTTTGCAGGAGATGTAATTTTAGGAGATTCAAGTCAAATACAATTAGGCACAGGTAATGATGCACAAATAGACCATAATGGCTCACATTTATTTATTGATAATAGTGTTGGAAATACATATTTAAGAAACACATCAACTGGCGATATTCTATTAAGAAATAGTACTGGAGGAGATATACAATTTGATAATGAATTTGCAGGAAATATATTATTTAATACAAGCAATGTAACAAGACTAACAATAAACAGTTCTGGAAACTCAACTTTTGCAGGAAATGTTTTAGCACCAATATTCAACGTAGATACTACAAGTTTGTCTATTATTTCAGAATCTAATAGAATGAAGTTTACAAATGCTATTGCTAATGATGCAGGAGGATATGACTTTTTTACAAGAAATTCAAGTTCTACTTATATAAATGCTTTGACTATTTTAGGTTCTGGAAATGTAGGAATAGGAACTGATTCGCCTTCTAAAAAGTTACACGTTGTATCTACAGCAGAGGCAGCTTTATTTCAAGGTTCAGCAACTTGGGGTACAGCTATACAAATAAATGCAACAGCAACAGGAGGTAGAATTTTCCAATTACAATCCACAGCAAACTCAGAAGGGAGTGGTGGAGGCAATTTTTTAATAGTAGATAAAGGTACAACTGCTGCTCCAACAGCTTTAAATAGATTAATAATAGACAGTTCTGGAAATGTAACTGTATCTGATGGAGGATTATTTTTAAATAAAAGTGATGGAGCATATATATCTATAAAACACAATAATTCTTTAAAAGGTTATTTAGGAATTGCAAACCAAGTTATAACTGGAGGTTCAACAGGGGATATAGGATTAACAGCAACTAATAATTTAGTTCTTGGGTCAGGAGGTACAACAGAAAGAATGCGGCTTACAAGTGGGGGGGATACAGTTATTGGAGGTGGTGCTTTATTAGCACAAGGTAGTTTATCAATAGCACCATTAGGAGATGATGGTGCAGCAGTTATGTATTTTAACAGGGCAAATACAAGTGCAGATTCTCAATGTATACAATTTATGAATGATGGCTCTATAAAAGGAGGTATAACTTACAATAGTACATCAGCAACTTTTAACACATCTTCAGATTATAGATTAAAAGAAGATTTACAAGACTTTGCAGGTTTAGATATGGTTTCTAAAATACCTGTTTATGACTTTAAATGGAAAGCAGATGAAAGCAGAAGTTATGGAGTTATGGCTCACGAACTTCAAGATGTTTTACCTCAAGCAGTTTCAGGAGAAAAAGATGCAGAAGAAATGCAGCAAGTTGATTATTCTAAAATAGTTCCTTTATTAGTTAAGTCAATACAAGAACTAAAAGCAGAAGTAGACAAATTGAAACAAGAATGTAAGTGTAAATAATATGAAAAAAATACAAAGAGTAGAAGTGATACAAGACAATAAGATTAAGATTTGGTATTCAAACAGTACTATGGACGGAAACGTAACAGTAAATTACTCTGAAGGTCAAGACTTAATAAT